CTTTTCATAGTCAGCACCAGCAGCATCAATCTTGTTCAAGGTTTCGAATTCGAAAGCACCATTGGCACGAACCATACCCATGTAGTAGATACCATCTTCAGGGATAGAGATAGCCTTATTAGCGAAAGAAGTTACTACACCAGAAGCAACAACAAAGTTGTCACCATTGGCATCACATACGCTACGAGTACCGTTTCCTTCTACATCAATATGAGCAACCTTTACGGTAATTGAGTTATTAGAAGCAGTAGCATCCTGAACTACGATGAAAGAGTGAAGCATGGATGTTGGGTCACCAACAGTATCAGTAGCGAACACACCATCAATAAAGATTGGTGTACCTTTCTTTAGAGAAGATGTCAAAGCGGTAGCACCAAGAACAAGTGTATCACCAGTAGCTTCAGTACCAAGAGTGTAAGATGTTACGGTTACAGCACCATTGTCAAACTCACTAGCAGTACCGGCTGCATTTTTAGTAGAGATTACGACAGATGGGAAGAAGCGCTGTGAACGATATTCAGCACCATGGAATTTACCAAGCAAGCCCTTAGAATACATGTCTGGGGCAGAGACTGGTACGAACTGTTGACCATTGGAAGTCAAGATAGCTTCAACATTGGGGTCGCAGAAACCATAGAGGTTTTCGGAAGTGATAGAAGCAAGGTGAGCAGATGCACGGGACATGGGTGAGAAACCACGACCAACGAAGCATGTACCAGCCTTAGCAAAATCACCAATATGGAAGTTGCCATTTTCATCAACAGAGTTATCAATGATAGCACGTACTGCTTTGTTAGCAAGTTTCTGACCATTGGGCTCAGCAATTTCAGGATCCCAATCAAGAGATGTAACCCTTTCAATGCCGCCAGTTTCAAGACCAACACGGAAATTACGAATAGTGAGAGTTACTTCACGTTCAGTAATATATGTTTTGTCAGTAGCCTGGATAGCGGTACCTTCATAAGCTCCAGCAGTATCACGAATTACGAAACGATAGGTATTACCGTTACGTTTGTCTTCAAGCTGGTTAGCAAACCATTTCTTGGAACCAACGGTGAAATAGGGAGCACTTTCAGCTGCACGAACAGCAACGAGAGTGGTAAGAGAATTTGTCTGAATTGTATTCATTTTTTGATCTCCTTATGAAAAATTAGTACCAAACACGTTTATTGTTTATTATTTTCCAATGTTTTCCTTTGTATCTTTCTTTATTAGCCTTTATAACATCAGGTGTTCTGTTTTTTGGTTTACAAAGAGCTTTTTTATGCTCATCAGTCATAGGGCCAATTTTCTTTCCTTTATGAGAATTTGACATTTTTTGCTTTGTTTCTTCGCTGTGTTTCTTTCCTTTATTCCATGGTATTTGTCCTTTGTTGGATTTATGATTACCACCATATATTTTAGGTTCGGAAATTACACCAGACATAAGTTTATAAGCATGTATCATTTTCTTTTTCATAACGGTAGTTTTTATACAATTTGTATACAGTTTATGAATTTTTACATGTTCTTCATAAGTAAGATATACTATATTATCGTCATTATGATTTATCTTTTTACCATATAAACGATAATAGCTTCTAGGTACTATATGATGTTTATATAAAGTTTTGTTATTTCTAAGTTTGGCTACATTTATTATATTCATAACCATAACAAGAGAAGCATTATAATCAAAACAATCAACAAACTCTATTGGTAGCATATTTTTCCTTATATGTTAGTGATATTTTCTCCTTTGATTCAATTGTCTAAGAATAGCATTTGGATCAGTAGAGTCAATATCTGAATTTGTGTTTTCTGATTTTGTTACCTTTCCAATAACAGGAAGATTTGGTTTAGCAGGTTCAGCATTAGCTTTAGCTGCTTTTTGTTTGATTGCATTTTGAGCATAGACGATTCTATCAGCAAGTTTATCCAAAGCAACTGTTTTAGCATATGGTGTAGATTTTGACATGATTGAGTCACGAATATCTGATCTTGTCATCATAAGACGAATAATGATTGGTGAAACATCACAGTCATCCAAATATCCTAACACAGCATTATCAGGATCATTTTTATCCAAATAGGCTAAGAACTGTTTACCATTCTTTTGAATCAAATCATTGTAAGCATCTTTGTCTGCTTGTGCTTCAAAACATTGATTGATTCTATACTGGTTTATTTTCTCAGCTTCTTCGGCTCTGCTTGATTCGTATTCAGCTTGAAGTTTATTCTTTTCCATCTCATTGAGTCTAACATCAACTAGATAGTCAGTATATTTTTTCGTGTCATTTTTGAAGTCTTCAACATTCAAATCTTTGAATTTTCTGTTTTCTTCTTCAAGTTCACGAATTCTTTCTTCAAGTTTACGTCTTTTAGCTTTTTCCTTGGCAAAAGCATAATTCATTTTTTCTTGTTTACTATACTTCTGCTTAGGTAGTTTATCATCCTCTTTTACTTCTTCTTTTACTTCGGTCTCATTTGGCTTTTCAACTTCAGTATTAGAATTTTCAACAGGCACAGCATTTTCTTTTTCTTCCGCAACATCCGCAGCTGTTTCAGATGTTGTGTTATTGTCTTCAGTTTCAGATTTAGCCAACAAATCTTCACTTCTAACAATAGAGGATTCAATTTGATCTTTATGATCTTCAATATACTTGTTTATATCCATCATCGTATATTCTCTTACCAGGCAATGAAAATTAGTAGAGAATAGGCCTGTTCTATACTCTATATTATAAATTAGTAACTATAATTCTTCAAATCTAATGATTACCCAATGATAAGGATCTTGGTCATGTCCTGTTGTAGCAGGATAGCCATCGGTTACTTCATATGTAGCACAAATTGGTGGAAAGTATGCTATCATAGATGAAGCAGTATTATCTGTTATATAAGCATCACTTCCAAGATATTGTGGAACATTAGTTGAAATAAATATATTTTTTGGTGATTCTATATTTTGTGTTTCTGTTTTAGTTTGACCACCTTGAATATAAGTATAAGTCATAGAACCTATACCCTTTAGATATTGTGCACTACCTTCAACATCTTCATATAAATTTTTTTTATACCACATAAGTTGTTTTTTATAATTATTAGCATTTTCTATTACATATGTATCAGACAAATACCAACTTTCTATTAGTTGTGATGGTATTTCATAATCTAGATATTTTGAATCTACATTGAACTTATATTTTATTTCTCTTTTTGATCTTTCTTCACCAAAAGAGAAAATAAAGACTTCAAGCGGAATTTTTGCTACTTTATAATAACAATAAGTACCGGCTACTGAACCACCCCAAGTTCCTTTGCTTACAACTATTTCTGGATTATTTACATTACCATCAGTACTTCTTCTAGTCAATAGATTCAAAATTTTCAAGTTATCAAAGCAATCACCAGTATTATTTTTGTAAGTATAAGCACCAGTATATTTGTATAGTTTACCAGTAGATGGGTCACCTGGTGTTGGTCTGTCTGGCCATTGAACAAAATAGAATGGTTTATTCAAATCCCAATGAGATGGTGTGAAATTTGTAACAACATTATTATTTGATATATTCAGTTCTTTACAAATATAGCCGGTTTGGTCAGCAATAATAGTATCTTCATAATTTCTTCCTGTTCTATACCATACTTGAGGATAAATTATAATATGACCAGTTTGACCATTACCACCCTCTTTGAAAGTATTGTTTATGATTGTGCATCCATAGTTCCACATTGTTTTAGATTCATTCCAATCTTCGCTTATATAACCAGAAGATGCTTCGGTTCCTGGTCTAATATACAAATTACTATATTCAAATATATTATTTGATAAGGAAGCAATAAGATTATTATTAGAAACATATGAAGCAGTAGAAACATCACATTTGAAAGTATTATTTACTACATTGACATACATACAGTCAATATAGCAACCACTACCAAATACACAATTATTGGCTATTAGTGTTCTACATTTGAATTGACATGGTGATTGAAATTTGCAGTTATTCAAATATACATTATAACCATTATTCAGATTGTATAGTTCTGTATATGGTCTAATGATAGCATTTGAATTACAAGTAACATTTTCCATAGTGAACTGCCCCTGTGGATATGTTATATTACCATTTGAAAGTGTACCATTTCTGATTACTGTGTCAACATCTATATCTAGAGTATAACCACCCAGACTAACATCACCATTCAAGTCAATTATTTGTTGCTTACCAACAATCAAGAAAGCAATCCAATAATATGATAAAAACCAATCTGATTTATTTGTTGTATTTCCACTAAGTGTTTGATTCTTGATGTTGTTTTCAGAAAGATTAGTGAAATAAGACTGTTTGATATAGCAGTTTTTGATTGTATTAGCTTTACCAAGATTTATTTTATTTTCTGAATAGATTTTGCAGTTATCAATATCATATACATTTTCAATAGAATCAGTAGTTATAATAAGATTTACATTTTTTGCTTCAATTTTATTTGGTGTATATTTATCTACAATATAGTTTATAGAAGGATTTAGTTTTGTATTTTGATTATTATTTGCATTATTAGACTGATGTAATGTATAACCATATACATTTATAGTAGAATTATTATTAGATATATTGACAAAACAATCATCCAAAGTCAAATTTACAGTAGAATTTGAAAAAGATAATAATGTTTGAGAAGTTCCATAAATTTCAGATTGTAGTGTTGTATTAGCATTTTCAATGAAGTATATAGCATTATCATCATTTGGAACGAAAGACATTACATAACCATTTTCATAACAGTATGTATCACATCTTTGTAATTGAGAAAGATTTACTGTTTCATTTGGATATGGAAACACACCAAAGTGTCTAACATCAAAGTATTTTTCAGATGGTGGAATCAATCTCATGGTTTTCATTACTTCATCACTAATATCATAGACTGATATATTTGAACCACCATCATCACCACCAACATAATCTTCGCATCTATAGTAAACTATATCTTTATCACCAGCTTCATAATAGCCTTTTAGACCATATATTCTACCAACTTCATAATGTTGTCCTTCAGCAGTCATTTTATCCATTGTATCAAAATACCATACTGCTTGTGAATCAATATCTTCACCATAATCAACTACAAATATATTTTTAGGAAGTTCCACACTATACTGAAATTCTCTATCAAATCTAGATTCGCCAATATACTTATAGAAGTTTATAATATAAGATTTTTTATTTTCAAGATATATATTCTGAACTGGTCTACCAATATCAGTTGTTGGTTGTGGGTTAGAAATATAATTACCATTTACATCATAGATTTGGCATGGTCTACCCATTTGGTCTTTATCAAAGACTTCAATTTCACCAACGAGAGGTTTACCGGAGTTATCTAGAAAAGATTCTCCGTTAGAAAACAATCTCAAAAGATTTGGATTTATAAGAGCCATATTATTATTTCCTCTTTACTGAATCATTATAAACTTTACCAATACTATCAGATGTTACCATATCACCAGCAAATTTATCATCCATTGGATAGATATAAGATCTACCGCCAATTTGAATCCTTGTTATACCCATCGTTGGAAAATGTTCAACTTGTTCTATAAAAGAAGAAGATGGGTCAACATTTCTTCTTGGTGATTGGTCAAGCCAGTATTTAGGCAAAGACTTTTCATATTCTTCACCCATTTGTTTTGCTAACATTTCTTGAGCTGGGTTCATACCAGGTGTAACAAAACGATTTAGTGCCTGTTGGTGTTCTGCTTCAGATTGTCTATAAGCAGCATCTTTTTCAGCTCTATTCAACAGGCCATTTCTAGTTATATTACCAAGATTGAAAAGCATATAACTACCTCATTATTTCTTTAGCGAGTTCAAGTTTTTTCTTTTCAATTTCTAATGATTGTTTAGCAAGTTCAGCTTCATTTTTATTTTGTTCAATTTGAATATCAGCACCAGTCTCATTTGCTTTTAGTTGTAGTTCAGCTTCTTTGATTTTCATATTATCTTGATGTTCAAGAAGTTTGAGCTGATTACTAACTTGTTGATTTTGATAAGCAAGTTGTAATGATTGATATTGTTGCTTTAGTTCTTCATTTTCTTGTTTCAATGCTTCAGCTTGTTCCATTGCTTGATTGAACTGATTTTGTAGAACAGTTATTTGATGAACAGCAATTGGATCTTCAGACTGTTTAGATAGTTTGATATTATCAGGAAGATTAGCAATTATATCATTCTTGATTGTATCAACAAAAGTAGATTCAATCGTGTCACACATATGAACTGCAATCAAAGGTTGCATTTCAGCTGGAACTAATGAAGCAATAGCTTGTAGTTCTTGTCTATGTTTCATATTAGCAGTTATAATATCAGGACCATTTACTAGCTCAAATTTTGGTGTATTTCCACCAGTAAACATTTGAAGAATTATACGAGCAATTGTTCTAACTGCTTTATATGCATTTTCATAGAACTGTGCAACATTAGATTCTCTATTTGTTTGTTGAATCAAGATTTCTGTTGCTGTTTGATTTGGGTTGTTTAGAATACCAGAAAGTGGAATTCCAATAACATCAGCAATCAAGTTTCTTGTATTTTGAATTACATCACTCAAATCACCAGTAGCAAACTGTTCAGTCAAAACTTGTGGAACAGTAGCACCTTCATTGTATAGAATCATTGAGCCATCTTCATCTTCTTTCTTTTCATAATATGGGTCAAGATTTTCAACAGCTTTTGTAGAAGCCAATACATTAGCTTTGATTGAGCGGTTTGCTCTTTCCATTAGTGTAGAATATGCAATGTTCAGACCAAGCTGAAGATTGTATGTTTTATTGACAATACCAGTATATTCTACTTGATTATTATTCAAAGAATCATAACCAGCAAAACGAATGATTGGAATATATTTGATTGGTAGTTCAAATTTTTCTATAACTTTATTACCACATATCTTATAATAATCTACAAGACCATTATCATTTTTAGTATAATATGAAACAATTTGGATCTGATTATCTATATCGTTCCACATTGTATCAACAAATTGAAGTTTTGGAATAGAACGAGGATAATCAAATGGAACTACATCTTCACCATATAATCTTTTTGCTTTATCTACAGAAATATAGTTGATGATTGCTCCCACATCAGCATCAGAGCAATCTGGTGTTTCTACATATGGGTCTAGAGCAATAGAATCTTGTCTTTGTATAAATTCCAAAATTGGCTTTACTTCACCATCTACAACATCAGTTGATACAACAACATAACCAGCACCAGCTACTACACCACGATGAAAACCTTTATTTAGTAAGTATTTTGTATCATTTTCATTTTCAAGTTCATCAATCATATTTTGTAGATTTTCAGAAGATTTGTCATATAAATCTACATGCCATGGTGAATTAGAAAAGGGAGAAGATATAGCAGAAGCAAGAACTGACCAATCAGAAAAATGTAAACATAATTTGTTTTTGCCTGCTCTTTTATATGTTTTTTTGGTTGCATCATCCCAAAAATTACCAGCAAAGCATTGTAAATCACTTTTCTGTCTAGAGATTTCTGAACTATATCTTGCAGAGGATTTCTTTAGAAATTTTGAGCAATCCTCAATTATCTTATCGTCATTTTCAATCATATTTCAAAATCCTCGTATATTATAAATTAGTTTCCAACTTCCATAAGCAAATAATCTTTTAGTCCATATTCATCTGTTCCATAGTGTTTCTTTGCTAGTTTCAAACATTGATGTGCTATACCAGCTTTTATTCTTCCAATACCGCTATCTCTCAAAATACTTCTGAATATATCATCAGCTATTGATTTTGAAACTTTTTTAGAAGCATATAGAGCATCGTGTATTAGTGAAGCATAATTGTATAGTTGATTTGTATAATCTATTTGTGGCAAATACCAGCGAAAGATTTTAGGTATAGAAGCACCATTCCATATTGCTCCTGCTTTTATAGTGAAAGTAAGTTTCCAATGATTTTCTACTATAGAGATACAGCAATCTTTTTTGACTTGGAATAAATCGTCTTCCAAACTTTCTATTATTAGTGGAGTCCATGTTTTTACTGTATAACTTGCCATTTACTACCTCTATTTTGTACCAATCTCCTGTAGATTTGATATATTCTGGTTCATCAGTTTCTTCATCAGATCCTGTGTCTTCCATAAAACCTCCAAATCTTCTTTATCTAGGTCATTTATGTAGTGGCTGATTAGTATATCAAGACCATATATTACTTCAACAGCCACATTATTCCATTCTTCTTCACAATTCATTTTATGCCAATTCACCACCCCAAGATGTAGGTATTTGAGCTAGTTCTGCACGACCTGTTTCAGTATTACTACCACAGTTTTTGAAAGCATTAGTATGATTAGTTATAGAAGACTTTACAGAAAGTTTATCATATAATGCTTTTGCACCAATCTGAACATTTGGACAATTTATAAACATTCTATCACATCTAGTTACATTTGCTTCTATATTCATATCTGGTATTTCTGTTATATCTATATTATTACTAAAGAAATCATCAAATAATGTTACTTTTGAATAGTCAAAATTTGGAACTTCTGAAATATGCATGTCTACATCTTCAAATACAGTTGTATCATAAGATATTCCTGAGAACATATTATGCATATTTGTCACTTTACTAGTATTGAAATTTGGAACAGATGTAAGAGAACAACAACATTCAAACATATTTCTCATATCTGTTACATTACTTGTATCAAATAAAGGAACTTCTTTTAGATTATTACAAAATGCAAACAGATTTCTCATCGTAGATACTTTAGTTGTATCAAATAAAGGTATAGATTCCAGTAAATAACAACCACTAAACATCTGACTCATACTTGTAACATTACTTGTATCAAATAAAGGTACTTTTTTCAGTTTCATTCTTCCTGCATTTTTTCCTGAAACTGTTTTTCCTGAAAACATAGAATTCATATTTTTACACATATGTGTATCATATAAAGGCACTTCTTCAAGGTTTTCACATCCATAGAAAAAGTTTGCTAAAGAAAAATTATTATTAGTAGGAAATTTTATATTTGGTCCTTTTTTCATTTTTAGACAACATTGATAGACAGCTATAATTCCATTATTATCAATAGCATTGGAAAAATCCATATTTGGAAATTTAGCACAGTTTTCACAATAGCTGAACATCAGTTGCACTGTAGTGGCATTGCTCGTATCAATCTGACATACTTCGGTGATTGCATAACAGTTCTGGAAGAATCTTGAAAAATCAGTAACA